CTAGAAAGTACCAATGATGTTGCCTGTCTCTTTTTCGACTAAGCTGCCATCATCGCGTACCTCGATGCTGGTTGACTCAAGCAAAGAACCGTCTTCTCTGACGTAATATAACCGACCGTCGTAGCCAGTGACATACTCTTTAGAAGACATTTGGCCGTCACCTTCGAAGTGGTACCACTTATCTTGGTACTTAATCCATCCGACATACATAGCGCAGTCTTCTGTGAAGAAGTACCATTTAGAATCGATTTGGCGCCAACCAGTAACTGCCCAACCTTCTGAATCGAAGTAATACCATTTATCGCCGATTAACCGCCATGTGTTAGATGGCCATGAGCCATCCTCATAACGATACCACCAACGACCGTCTTCTCCTTGAATCCAGCCTGTTGGTTTAGAAGCAGAACCGCCATTTTCAGCATCAATCATCTCTTGAACCGTTGATCCAAGCGATTGATAATGTTTAATCTTGTCAATGACGTAGCGACGTAATGATTCATTAGACCCACCATGCAATTCCAGTGATCGAGCTGGACATGAAGTGGAATAAAACTCATTGTGGAAACGAATGTTGTAACTGTTTGGAGTATCGCCATAATAGGTCATATCCTCAGCCATTTGGCGCAAGACCATGTCCTCGTTAGCCAAGAACTCTTCATCCGATGCCTTGAGCTGCTCAATTACCTCGTAACCGATAGAGTTCATGTTAGCGTCGTAGTTGGCGCAAGACCAAGTACCGTTGTAAGTATCTTCTACTCGCAAGATACCATTACGATCAATATAGTAATGCGCGAAGCCTCGGTCGGACTCACCTGCCGCAATGCGAGATTTTAGCCACGAACGGTAGCCTATATGGTTAGAACTCCCAGCATCGTTGTGCATGATGTAGTACTTAGGCTTCTCTGTTGGCCGTCGACCGGCCATACCACCGAACATTGAGTCGTTGATAATTTCAGGATAAGCGATTGTCACTTTACTTCCCCCTTGTGTTGATAATGGCGCAGGTGCGTCATATTGCTTTAGATTGTATTGGTTGATGAAGTTTATTAACTTCTGACCATAGTGCGAGTCTGTGGCGTAAGTTCCGGTTAATGCTTCAGCCTGTTCTTCCGGCGTACTAGCATTCAATACCTTGGAGTAGTACTGTTTGCGGTACTCTGTACTCTCCATAAAAGTTGCATGATCCGCAATGGACTCTTCAATGGAAGGGTAAGAGCGGAAGTCTGAATTTTCGGGCTTAAGCACTCCTGCTCTTTCTTCTAAACTATCCTTGTTGAATACCGGCCCAGTCCACGGAGCAGATGCCTTAATACCAAACAAGTTGCGTCCACCTCTGGCCAAATCAGATTGGCCAAAGGCAGACTCTAAGCAAGCTTGCGCTATCGTCACACTGTTAAATATCTTGGATGGATACTTTTGGACCAGTGGCGCGATTTGCTCGATAAAGCTGTTGCTCATCGTTACCCCTCCTTAGGAGCCTCATAAGTCAACGCTTGTTCACTGTCACCAATCCCAGCAGTAGTAGGGTCAGGGATAAGGTTAAAGGCATTGACGAAAGTCAAAGCAATTAAGTAAGGGTTGCTGAACAGAGAAACGAGCAACTTCCCTAATACATCGAACGTCGTTAAGTCCTCAAGCTTGAGGTTTTGATAAGCCAGTACAGGCATCAAGATAGCAATCGCGAAACGTGCCAAGAATGCAACGTTTTTCTTATTGAAGCGAACCTTCCAATTGATTTTATTCATAATGAATTCCTCCTATTTTAACTTTTGTTTGATCTCAATGACATCTTCTTTTATCGCCTTGATTTGTTCCATGAGCTGATAAATAATCTTATTCTGCTCGTCATGTTCATCAAGCCGTCTACTGTTTTGCTCAGCTAGTTTCTGAGTATAATTTTGACTAGCTTCAATCATTGTCATGCGGTGTTCCTGTTCAGTGATTTTGCTTTTGTTATTTAAGTACAGACCTGCTACCGGAATCAGCACGCCGATGATGTAACCCAACACCTCAGAGCTAATACTAGTGCCCCCTGGCATACACTTCCCCCTTCCTTAAAAATTAAAAGGGGCCATGTAGGCCCCTCAGTAATTAGATGTTAGGTTGTTCGCCTTCAGGCTCGATTACTTCTTCCAATTTAAGGATAGAAGCGACAAGCTCGATAAGGTTTAATGTGTCTGGTACATCATCCATGGTCGCTTGACCTGTTTTGATAGCAAAGACCCAAAACTTAACAACTTCGCTGTCCGCTGTGAAGCGGTATTTTTTGCGGTGTTTAGCCATTTTTTTCACCCCCTTTCCAATTAAATATCCGGTGAGTAGTAGGGAGAGTGGCTTAACGAGTTGCTTCATTATCGCCGTCATCTCCAATCATCGAGCTAACAGTCGCGTAGATCTCCTTGGTTGCCTTTGCTACTGCAATGGCAATCTGTTTCTTCATTTCCTCGACTGTCACGAGTTCTTGATTAGCTAAATCATCTTGTCCTTGGGTTTGACCTTGCAGTTCGACGATAGGTTGGTCGATAACAAAGTCTGAAGTTCTTGGCTCATGCCATTCGGTCATGGCCTTATCGAGTGGTTCGTCCGTTTCGGTCATGATGTGGACCAAGGTAACGCCAATGTCGTCACCGACCTTCTCGACCGATTGGATTAACTCCGAGCAGTACCATTTCTTCTCCAGGTCTAACTTGGATAAATCAATAAATTGGACGCTCGTCTCTTGTCCTGGCAAGGCAATCGATACTTTCAAAACGTGGCCGTTGTTAATCTCATAGGCCACGCGTTCGCCATTACCGATTTGCTCCGTAAATCTAATCTTCATTATTTCCACCTCCCAATTGCAATCCAGTATGCCCACATATAGGACCCCGCACGACCACCTGCATTGTCGCCGACTGTGAAGCTAAAGTTTCTCAGGTTCTGGTCCACAATGTTGACGCCAGGGAGTCGCTTAAATGGCTCGGATGCTGGCGATAGGTAAGGTGTAATGCTAATACCTGGATGCTTAGCAAAGGCCATAGGAAACGTTATTGTGTTTATTGGTGAGTAGACCGCACCGCCATAATCGATACGTGGCAGGCCCCAGCAAATAAGCGTCCCGTCTGGGAATTTGGTCCAGTTACCATTGCTATTTTCGCCAGACACTGGCCCGTCTTGTTGCCATCCCAAAGTTTGTCCATTGGCGATTACATAGATGTAATGCCCGTCTCCAAGAATCGAGTCACAATAGATGTTAGACGAGTCCTGCTTAACTACCCGTAGATATCGGTTAGTGTTAAGGTCTTTAATTACGTACAAACCATTTGGCACGGTTGAACCTTTGAGGAATGTTGCTAAATCAGTGCCTTTTGGACATTCATATCTAGCAGCACTACCGGTATTGATACGGTATTGGTTAAGAGAAGGCACCTTTACATCGTAATCGGCCTTAAGCGCGTTAAAGTCCACTTTAGACGCTTGCTCCACATTAGCCACATTGCCTAAGCCGACATGAGCCTTTGTGACGCCATGAGGGTTGTTCTTGTTGTCAACATGACTGTCGTAGCCGGCTAGTTTTGGATCTAAGCCTGTGATTTGGCTAGTTGGATGCGAGTGCACCCCATTAGCCTTGCTATTCCACGTTGCTTTCTCGGTAGTTGAAACGTGGCGGTTATTGTCGCTATTGTGAGCGTCAAACTCGACTTTGCTAGCCTGCTTAACGTTGTCGACGTTACCTAATCCAACTTGCGCCTTGGTTACAACGTGCGGATTATTGTAGTTTGTCTTGTGCGCATCAAAGTCAGGCTTGCTAATCTTACCGTTCCAGTTGGCCTTATCTTGTGTGGTGACATGGATATTCGTGTCGTTCTTGTGCATGTCGAACTCCGTCTTAGGCGCTTGTTGAACGTTTGTCACGTTACCTAATCCGACCTGAGCTTTAGTTACCCCGTGAGGATTATCTTTCTTGAGCTTGTGCTCGTTGATAGAGGCCTCGATGCTGGTAGCCTTGGACTTAAGAGCCTCTCCATCCACTTTCATAAAAACTTCTTCCTTGAAGTCTTCTAGCGCCTCTTTAACCTCATTGACCTCGGACTTCTTAGCCAATGTGGAAGTTGACGGAAGATAGGTAACCTTGGCCGCACCGTCGTGTGACAGACGAACATTGAACTCATAATCCCGGACAAGAATGGCCTCTCTCTTGTTTGGAATAAGGTCACCGGCCTCGGCACTCGTGTACATATAGAGTACTTCTGGATCAGTACCAACTTTAGCAAAGACTGCAATTTCAGTTACAGTGAACTCTTGCTCGACTTCGAAGTTGGTTAGTCGGCCAGATACTCTAAAGTCGTAACGTTGAGGAGCCTTAGTTTGATATGCCGGCAAGGTCATCTTCTCAGTAGCTAAGGCAGTAACCTCTTCAAGTTTGCCACTTTGACGACCAGAGCCAATGCCTAATCGAGTGAAGGTGATTGGCTCTTTTGTTGCTATAGCCTTCGTTAGAGCGGCACGACCAGCGTTCGTTACGACCGGTTGAATAAAGTATTTACTCATTCATTTGCTCCTTCCTAATTAAATCTAAGTACGCTCTCGTGGAACGGTATCGAGGCATATAGATAGATTGGCGCTTGCATTGGCGCCTCTACATTGATACCGACGTTTAAGTGAGCTGGAATGACCGCTTTAAGATAGTTGGTAAACCGATTAAGCGACACCTTCGGTAGCTCCCCAAGGAACCGTACTTTAACGTTTGAGCCTTCGACGGACACAAGCGATTGTACGCCTGTAAAGCTCTGTGATAGCTCTGCCAAGGTATCAGTCGATACCTTGAGCTTAGAGCCAATCATTGTAATTAAATACCGTCGTCGTTCCTCAAGGTCATTGGATACCGCCTTGAGGCTTAGAGATTTTTCCCATCGGTCAATATGTCCTTCGTCTGCATATGGCAGAAACAAGAGTGTTTGTTCTGCTTCGATAATGTCAGTGATAAGCTCCGCCTCTGGCACTTGAGCCATGATTAGAGCCTCTACTTTTTCGTCTTGAATAGGACTAGCATTAAGCATTCTATCTTTGACTAACTTGCTATCTGACATTCAGAGTCACCTCTCTTAATTTCGGCAGAATTTCAACAGGTAATTCGACAGAGTTAGCTGTGCCATTGATTAACAAGTTGTCGACGTCTTTTACGCCATGGACTCTATCAATGATAGTAGCAACCTTGTAGCTTCGGACCTCTTTCTCTTGGAAGGCCTCAGTCTTGAGATAGTTAGCAAGGGCTTTAGTAGCATCTGCTTTAATAACCTCAATCTCGGCGTCATCCTTAATCTTGATGTCCGCTGCAATCGTAACTTCCTGTGTCCTGACGCTTTGGACCGTCACATAAGCACCAATTGGCGCAACGCCCTTACCATGACCTTTAGGCTCTGGATCTAAGTAGTCCTGGAACCTCTTAACCAACTCTGGGCTAGCTTCCTCGCCATTGGCATTTGTAATGGATAGCTTGAGCGTGTTAGGACCGGCATGCAATGGCTGCATAAATACGGAGCCAACACCCTCAAACTCGTCAGCCCATTTCTCGTATTGAGCCAAGTTACCATTCAGAGTTGGCGTCTTGATGTACTTGGTCGCTCGGACTCTCAAAGCGTCGTCGCTCTCAATATCCTCACCAGGAACTACCACGTTGCCCAGAATAGCTCCGGAAAACTCCTGGAGCACGTCAATGTTGATAAGCGAGCCATTGACGCTATTAGCCTCTTTACCTGGTGTTTCGGCGATTAGCAAGTACTCACCGCTTTCCTTGCGCTCTAGGACGCGGAAGTTATGCGTACTGTCGACAACAGAGAACCGAGTACCAATCGGCACTGGTTCTTGAAAGTGGACCTCTCGAATTGCCGACGTAGCCGGCAAACGAGTCACGCCGAATTGGGCCGCTAGACGCGTCAAGAAGTCACCATCGGAGGTATCCAAGAAAAACTGGCGCTCCATGTCCTCCAGTTGCGCGTACTGGATAGCTAATTCTTGCGCTAGAGGCGCGCATAAGTTCCATAGCGTTGAGCCTTGGCGCTTGTCGTACTTGTCCGGAAATCTACCGAGGACGTCCGCCATAATGTCGTCATAAGTCTTAATCTTTAGCAAATTGCACCTCCCCGTTCAATGTTCCTAGTTTGCTCTCAACCACGAAAGAGACGTGCAACTCGGCGCCTTGGACGTCATGCTCGAAGCTATGGACGTCGTTAATTCGGTCGTCCTCCATAAGCGCCTCTTTGATTGTGCGGTTGATATCGGCCTTTACAAAGTCCATTGGCTGGCCTATGTATTGGTCGAACTCGACGCCATATCTATGATCATAGATAGATAGCGAATACCGCTCTGTGGTTAAGATATGATTGATTGTTTGCTGCAAAGCCTCCAGTCCGTCCAACTCTCTAAAGATATTCGTCTCGTCGAGCGTAAGCGACGGTTCTATCGGCTTTTCGGCTATTACGTCAGTTACCTGGCTTAATAGCCGGTTAATGTCATTTGTCATTGTGCACCTCCTAGATTTGGAGCCGGTAATAATGAGGTGGCGACCCCATCCAACCGGCGGCCGGCGTGATTGCAATACCGTTCTTTGAATAGGTGCAGTGGATAATTCTTTGGTTGTCGATAAACACGCCTGTATGACCGGCAGCATAGGAGGAATAGCCAGGTACACCAGATACGAAGATATCGCCTCGGCGGACCTCTGACCGGCTAATTTCCTTGAGCAGTCTGCCTCTCATACCAAATAGCGTTTCGGTTGAGCCTAATGGCGTACCGGCCGGCACGATACCGGCATGTTTCATGGCACTAAATACCGCGCTAGAGCAATCATAAGAGTACGGACCACCACGCGCAGCCATAGAGTAAGACACCTTGCCCAATTTAGATTGGAACCAACCAATCATGGCCTCTAGCTTTTCGTTCGTGCCTGTGGCATTAGCCGGCTTGAGGTCGTCAAACTTCTTGAGGTCGTACGAGTTAATTATTCTAATCAACTTTCCGGCATAGGCTGTGTCGGTCGCGTAGGTCCCCTGGAGGCCATAGCATTGAGCCTCTGCCGTCGTAGCGGATAGGACGCGAGCATAATGGCTCTTGGCCCAGGCAGAATCAAAAATAGCTTCATGGTCCTTTACGGAGTCCTCCATGGAGTCGTACCAACGGAAACCGGCCTGTATCGTATACAAGCCACCACCGCCATTGTCCTCTTGAGTAGACAGGGTCGTCACTTTACCAGTCCAAGAACTTCCGGCCTTGATGCCGAACCAGTTATTGTACTTGAGTGCTAGGCCACTACCTTTGTTCGTTGGGCTTAGGCCACTCTCTAACATGGCTTGAGCAATCGAAACGGACGCCTTTAGGTTCCGCGCGTACTTAACGCATAAACGAATCATCTGCTCCATAAACTTGAGGCGGTCCGGAACATCAAAGTTGACCGTCGTCCCTAGGTTACCGTAGAGCGTCTGGCCTATCTTCTGATACTCATAACCACCGCTAAAGACATAGTAATGGCCCCCTCCATCTTGCCTGAACATGAATACCTTCTTGTTCAAGTATTCGGAGGTTAGCTTACCTCCCCAAGTGATCGTAAAGAGTTCTTCCGGTATAACAAGATTGTTCTTGTTGTCGATAGCTATCTTCGGAGGATTGATACTAACAACCGTCCCAGTTGCCATTGTCGCCGGCTGCATGTTGGCGATAGTTTTTTCAATGAGCTTCTTAATAAGCTCGATATCAAAATCTGCCATTAGCTAGCCCCCTCTCTCGGAATAAACAATTTGCACTCCATACTGTGGCCGGTAGCGTCGACCTTGTGGTTTACCTCATCCAATAGATACCAACCATGGAGATTGATTTCTTTGACGTCCACATAGACCGCCCGACCTGCTCTAAAGTCGTAGTCCCCGACTGAAAACGATAGTGTGACCGTCTCGCTTGGCTTGGACTTTAGCTTGAGGTACATTTCAGCCATCTGCTTGATTTGCGCCTCGTTCATCTTCTCGTCTACCTTTTTGTAGAATTGGAGGATGCCCCATTTCTTTTGTAAGTTCGAGTCGTATTGAATATAGACGTCACGCCGACCTGCTTGCTTGTTCTCTTGGACAAGTTTAACCAAGTTTGCAGAGTCCTCAATCGAACCCTCCCAGGAAAAGTCGGAGATAATCGAAGCGTCGGCTAGGACGGTCCGTATCCGCATATTTTCTGGCATGTCCAAACGCAACTTGCCAACATCGTCCCAGAAGACGGTCATGCGACCGGTGCTAATCATAATTTGGTCTTGGCATTCTTGGATAATGTCAATAGCCGACTTATCCTCTTTGAGTAGCGTTGGCAGCTTACGAGTCGGAGCGACGAGCGTGCCAATGTCAAGGTTGTAGTCATTGGCTATCATCTTAACGACGTCCGCTATGGTCTTGTCCTTGATAACGTAAGAGTTATTGCGGAGCAGATACTTTAGCTGGTCGTAAAAGACTAGCGTCACTTGGTTCTGCTTGGCTCTCTTGACCTTAAACAACTTACCAGCAAATAGGTTAGTTGAGTCCGCTTGGTAGACGATAACAGAGCCATAGTCAAAAGCTATGTCCGTCACTAGCTCTATTTCTAGGCTAGCTGGCGCGCCCTTGCGCTTAGTCTTCCAGTTGACCGTCTTAGTGACAGGTGCCAAGTCGTAGATGTCGCCACCGTTGATGTTTTGGACGATTAAGGCGATTTTCTCCAGTGCACTCATGGTATTAAGAACACCTGCCCAGGATAGATCCAATGAGGATTTTTAATCTTGGACTTATTCGCCTCATAGATTTTTCGCCATTGTGCTCCGTCGCCATAATACTTACGCGCTATCTTCCATAGGCAATCGCCCCATACCACTGTGTGATAGCGTTTAGGCGCCTCTTTCGGCTTAGGTGGAGTAGTTGCCGGTCTTTTAGGTTGTGGAGGAGTTACCACTGCTGGCGGTTTCTTCTCCGGCTCCGTCGGCTTAGGCTTAGGAACCTCTAGCTTGCGAGGTGCCAGCTTCTTCCACTCCAAGAACTTGATTGTGTACTTGATGTCCGTCTCGTAACCAAACGATGAGGACGTCTTAAAATCGGTAATCAAGTATAGTTCGTTCACGTTGGCGTTCTTCATGTTTTCGCCAAACATACCGGTAAGGACAACCCTAACCGGCGTATTCGACTTCTTCCACCGTCGTAGCTTATCAATGATCGTCAAAGCATCAACGCCATTGGAAATGTAGTTACCGTCTTTAACGGTTGGTAAGAATGACGTGATAGAGAACGTCACAAGGCTTTGATAGCCTGGGATAGGAATTTCCCCAGCACTCAACACCTCAACGGTCTCTATCTTTTGGTTCTCGTCAACCGAGATTTCTTCAGGCAGGACAGGTAACTCAAAGAGTGTTCCGTCCTCTCCTTTGATGTAAAGTTTCATGGTCTACCTCCTTTAGTTATGAAGCAGACCGCTTGCTTGGTTCTCGACCGCGTCTAAGAGTTGGTCGTTGAACTTCGCAATAAAGTCTTGCGTGTCTCTATCGTCTTTGACCTCAAGGTTATTGACGATTTCTGGCTTAATCGTGATAAAGTTCTGTTGCCATTTCATCTCGGCCACGTCCTTAATCAGCTTCATGTACTCGTCACTTAGCCCGACTTCATCGACCTTATCGAGCTTACCGCCTTTAGGGCCTTTGCCATTTCCACCGCCTAACATTGACGGGTCGAATGGAGTAGCTCCACCGAAGCCACCTAGACCAGGGTCGCCTGGGTTAAGTGGGTTGTGTGCACCGATATTCATAGCATTGTTTACCTTGTCCAAGATGCCTTGGACGCCATTTACGATGCCCTTACCGAAGCCTTTGCCGGCATTGTAGCCGTCAGCAACCGCGTCGCCCACGTTGGCGAATGAGGCTCTTGGAGCGGTCCATAGTTGCGAGCCTTGTGGCTTGTCGCCAGCTAGGCCTTTGGCTAGACCTTGGATATGCTCTATCTTAGCCGCAGCGCCTTTAACAGGTGCAGCCATGGCATCGCCCCAGGCTTTAGCAGTGCTAGCGATACTAGACCGGCCAAGCGATACATTAGTTAGAGCGCCGATATTGACCCCAGGAATCTTATTGACCGCTTCAATCATGCTATTGATACCGCCGATAGCCTTGTTAATCATGTCCTCGATACCTCCGAGGACCGCGTTAATAAGACCGTCAACGACACCGCCGGCAGCCTCGGCCATTTTCGCGACTCCCTTGCCGATGTTGTACCAAAGTTGGTTCATACCATGGCCAAAGTCGTTCCACTTCTCAAGCAAGAAGTTAATGACGTCGATAAAGATGTTAGCTATCGTCTCGGCTATCGTGCCTATGATGACTAGGAATCCCCACCAAAGAGTTTTGATGAAGTCCACGCCCATAATAAAGGCATTGACAATGGCCTCGACTACCGTCACGACGATATTCCAAATAGCGACAAAGATGTTAAAAGCTAACGCTGCTAGGCCATACAAGGCAGCGCCGATAATGCCAAATACCAACTCGACAGTCTCGCCCACGCCGATAGTAGCGACTGAAATACCAATCAGAATTGCTATGACGATTAAGCCGATAGCCACGATAGGGTTGGCCGCAACTAACATGTTGAATACCTTAACGGTTGTATTCAAGGCTTCCCAAGCAGCGCGAATAGTTTCGATTATCCGCATAGCTAGCATGTAGCCATATACGACCGCTAGCGCAGCCGCGATACCAGTTACAATCGGTCCAATCGTACTCCAGTTTGTGGCGAAGAATTGGTAAATGCTAACTACTGTATTCCAAACAATACCAAGCAACTGTGCCAAGAACATGACGCTCCAAACTAGCGCGTCAATCGCTACTGTAGCGGCAGCAGCGAATTGCTTAAACTCGTCAGACCGCAAAGCATCCTGGAGCATTTGGAAGATAGGTTGCAATCTCATTTGCAAGTAGTTTAAGAACGTCGTCCAAGCCTGCCCTATTGTCATTGGCACCTTAGAGAATTTGCTTTCGATATCCTCGGCTGCTGCAAAGATAGAGTTTTTAATCAACTCCGAGGTTATCTTGCCCTCGGCGGCCATTTTTCTAAGTTCCGCTCGGCTAATACCGGCGTACTTTTCAATGGCTTGTAGAATCATTGGCGAGTTCTCAGAGATAGACCGGAGTTCGTCCCCTTGCAGTCGTCCGCTAGCCATGGCCTGTGTGAGCTGGAGCATAGCGCTCTTTTGCTCCTCGGCACTAGCACCGGCAACTGTAAATGACTTGTTAACCAACTCTAAGAAGCGGATAGATTCGTCATTATTCTTAAACACGCCATTCGTTAGCATGTTTAGCTTGGCAACAGAGGCTGCCATAGCTGTATACTCGGCTCGCGACCTTTGCGCGGTCCTATAAATCTTTTCATTGAGTTGAGCGGTCGTTTGTGAACCGTCATTTATGAGGTTTAACCTGGCCTGGATACTTGAGAAAGTATCGGAGGCCCCGAATAGCGCTCGTAGCGCTCTAGTGACCGCCTGTATTGCAAACAGGGCAATGACATAGCCTTTGAACTTGGCCCACATGTTGGCGACTTTACCGCCAGCTGTCTGAGCGGAATTACCCATTTCGATTTGCGCTGGTGCGATCCTTCGCGTGTTTTGGTTCATTCTCTCAGCAGTCCTAGCTACGCGCTCTTGCGTATTGGCTACCTTGTTGAGTGTCCCAGTTATGCGGTCCGTAAGACTAATCGCTGTATTGATACCGGCCACTTACTCACCTCCTCTTTCTTTCGATGTCTTTTCTTTGTTCGTCCAGACTTTCACCGTAGATAACCAAAGAAGCCGCGAGGAATGCTTTTTCCTCACGGCTCATTGACACCCATCGACTAGGCAATACATGAAATTTATGGAGGGCAGCATGAGCCAGTCCGCTCTCACTGTCCTCTCTGATTAGTTTTTTGCCTCGTCCACCAAATCGTCAAAGTTATCTAGGCCACTAGCGTTAGAGATTGCCTCTAAGATTTTCAGGTGATCCGCGAAAGTGAACATTTCGCCGTAGAGGTCCTGTTCACCGCGGACGCCATAAGACTCTTGTAACTCCGCGTTTTGTAAGTCTGGCACGACAACGGACGCACTACATAGCAGGTTGTTGAATTTGGACATGTCGAGCACACGCTCTTGACGCCCTTTACGACCTGGCTTGTTGACATAGCATTTGTCCTGGATAGCGTCGTACTCGCGACCGGAAATGATACGAAGCTCGATATGCTCGTCAAAGCTTTCTAGCTTCAGCTTGATGTTTTCGGTTTTCTTCTTGTTCTTCTTCAAGAACGACTTGATAGATGTCATGATTGATTATCTCCTTTTTCGGTTAGTCTAGGCTTGCTTAAATGTCTCTAAAATCTCGATGTCGTTGAAGCTGAAGTCAGTTTCATCTTCTAAGACGTTGTTCTCACCACTAGCCTTGAATAGTAAGGCTTTCTCGAAGATTACGCCTTTAAGGACACCGGAGTTTCTGCCAGCGTGAGAAGTAGGGTCGTCGTTGGCATACTTGATAGATACCTCTGGAATTTTACCCTCTTTGACGTAGTTTGCGACGATATTGCGGATTGCTGGGTTTTGATAGTAGAACTTAACACTCCCTGTACCCTCTGCCCCAACTACTTTTTTACTCGTCATACGTTGCCCCAATGGCATAACGTCGGTTGTTTTTAACTCAACCTTAGCTTCCATTTCGATAATCTCGGCGAATGGAATGTTCTTACCATCAACGGTAACGAACACTGTCCCTTCCTTAGAAGAGATAGTGTCGTTTTGATTCATTAAATTTGTCATAGTTTACCTCCTATTTTACTTCTACTGTCACGTAGAGTTTCTCCATAGCGTCGGCTAATTTGACGCCAAGGCTTACCAAGATAGCCTCTTTCTGAGAGCCTTCCATAACCTTGATATCTTCCGCACTATAAGTCAATGCGCTTTGTGCCACGAGTGGGTCAAGAACTCGAACGATCAAGTGTTGTTTGAATAACTCGCGTCCGTCAATGTCATTGACTACTTGACCTACGAAGTTTTCGACAAAGACCGCTTGGATAGCCTCGCCGATAATGTCCATGGTCCGCACTAGCTTGTTCTTCTTGAAGTCGTCGTTTTGACCGTCAAGAGGCGTTACGAGCGTGTTGACGTCTTGCGCAATCAGTACGCGACCGCGGAACATGCGGAATACAATGTTCCCCTTTTCGATAGCTTGGGCAATTTCTTGTGGGGTCTTGGCGTCGCAGTCGATAGCTCCGACGTACTCGGCATGCGTGAGGCTCTTAGAGCCGGCATTAGCGGATAAAGCAGCCACTCGGTAGATAGCCTCTTTAGAGGTCAATTTAGTACCGTCGGCAAGCGTTACGCCATTGTCAACGGAGATAATCCCCTCATTGTTTGCCTCGGCGTAGTTGTTGATGACCGCCACGATAGCGCGGCCCTCGTTACGCCATTCTTTGACTGCATCAACAAGTTTCTTCTTGTCGTCCGCTACGTCAGTGCCGTATGCTACCACGCGGAAGTCTTGCTTAGATAACTCGCTAATAAACTTCTCGACTGATGTGTCAATCGTACCGTCTACACCACCGGCAAGCTGAATTTGCTTAGGTGGTCCAGCTGGTGGCAAGTTACCTGAGAAAGTGACATATTCGTTGGCTTTCGGATATTCACCTGTCTTAAGTGATTGAGAGTCTACCTCGGTTTGATTTAGATAAGTCCGAACTGTAGACTCTGTTCCAACTGTTCCGGCGGTAACTTTAATGTTATTGCCGTCAGCGCCTTCTTTGACCGCTGTAACGGTAAATTCTCCGGATGTCCCGGTCGCTTTAGCACCACCACTAACTGCTGGAACGTATACTAAAACTTTGTTAGCCACCGCTAGTGCTTCGGCAACTAGATTTGATTTAGCATTAGGACCGAAGAACTTAACTAAGTCCTCGCCTTGGTGGATTGTGTGGAAGCCAGGCGCTGCTAAGGTTTGACCTTGCAACATTAAGGCCGGGATACCCTCACCGGATACCAGGGCCTTTTGCTCTTTGCGAGCCTTAAAATTGACGTATGCGCCAGGCAGACGCTTATTCTGTGTAGTCCACGTCATTTATCATTACTCCTTTATTGTTTATTTGACCTTCAGCTTACGCTCCAGGTTTTTGATTTGAGGGCTATCACCCTCTGCTTTAACTGCCACTGCCCCAGCCAAGCTGTCCATTTTGGTTGTGTCTGCTTTAGCCATTGAGTGATGAATGTCAATGGTAAAGCTAATGGTTAGCACCTCATCGTTGTGTTCCATGTCCAAATTATGGATATGGTGTTTGCCTTGGAGATACTTCCACGCGCCAGAATAGAACTCTGCCATAACACCTTCCATTTCCGCCCTCATATCCTCGCTCTGACGCGGATAGTAGGTAAGGAATAGGAATAGATGGGTTAGCATTTGGTCGCCAACCAGGCGTGTGTGAGTGGCTTTTTTTGCGTTGATAATAAAACAAGGTAACGACAAGCCTTGTTGTACTGGCTCATCGTATACCTCTGTGTCGTTGAATCGCTCGCGCAGTTGAGCGATTAAGAGACTCTTTACGTTATCCAAGGTTCTTAAACAACTCCTCTGCTAATTTGTCGTATAGTTTGTTGAGATATTCAGGCATTCTAATCGCTATATCGTCCTCGGTCAGCTTCATCATGAAGCGTCCCTCGACCCAAGCTTTTGAGTTAATGCGAGAACTCTTTTTACCTTTACCTTTTCGGGTACGGTGTCCGTTTTCTACAAAGCTAGCGTACTCAGTGTTATCGAATACTTCGATAGTGTAGCTGTCGCCTTGTTTTTGAATTTCGCCAATTCTCCAGCGATCTTTGAGCAAACCTGTTTTTTCAGGCGTCCTTCCCTTCGCTATTACGAGAAAGTCCAAAGCAATCTCCTTTATAGCTTCACGGAAAAGTTCGTCCATGATTTCTTGAGCTCTATCCAATCGCTTACCGAATGCTTCAATTTCTGAATAATCATACCCATCCGGCACGCTCTATCACCACCTCTTGATGAGTTGGATAGATAAAAGGCTCGTTCGTAGCGGTGTACTTGACGTCGCCAATCAATAGCTGGCTTCCGGCTTTGATTTCGATATCTGGCTGGCAAAACAACTTCTCGATTACTTCAAGCTTGTTGGCCTCGTCAATCGTCGTGTTGTTGAGCCTTTGGACGGATACGCGACAAGGAATGTTGGCCTTGCCTTGTACTGGTCCGAATTTAGAGCCTGTGGCCCCATTTGGCTTACGATAAGACGTCTGTTCCATGACAGATAAGAGCTTGTCATAGGTCCACTCGATAGCGCCACGCGACTTAGATAGCACGTTGTTAATCTTAGCCATGGCTACCACCTCAAGCGACGGAACTCGTTCAGTTCACCTTCGAAATCTCCCATGAGATTATTAAGTGCCTTGGTGGCCGCGTCGGTGTCGAATGTAACGGACGTGTCTCCAACCTTGATTGTCTTGGCTTCACCGTCGAGTTGACCGAGCGCTTGCTTAAGCGCCAGGTCTGCCATACGTGCAATCGTATAGTCTAACTCGTCCGGGATCTCCTCGATATTGCAGTAATTGAGCACTCGCTGGACTAACTCCTCAAGGATATAGTCCAGGTGCTCGCTCTCTGCTAAGTCAAGGTTATTGTTCAACCTCAATCGGCGCTTCGTTAGCAAGGCTAGGCTCGCTAATTTCTGCTGGAGCTTCTGCTTCAGTTTCTCGTTCATCTTGCACGACCTCCCAACCGCTGTTCTCAAACGCGCTAATCATCACGTCGTTTGATAGCACTTGCTCCTGGCCGTCCTTAGCCAAGAGCACTTGACCTTTATCTAATTTAGCCATGCTAATTACCTCCTAGATTAGGCTTTCTTGTGCACGTAGATAGCTTTCTTCTTGTTATCCAAGACGAAAGCATCGTAGCGTACGCGACCTTCTACCAAGCTACCGTTAATGCCTGGAGGGTTGTCATGGATCTTGTAGTCTTGGAGCTTAACTGGCGCAGTAGTTGCTACAGCGTGAGTTACGAAGAACTCTACCTTGTCAGGCAAGTAGCTTGTAGGTACTAAGACAATAGCAACACCGTCGATTTCACCAACCTGACCTTTAATCAAGGTTTCTTGCGCCAAGTCGCCGGACTTGATGAAAGCAGGGTCTAGCTTGATGTTCTTGTAGAATTGAGGACCTACATAGGCGATACGGCCAACTGCTGGCACTTTTGAGTCGGTCAATGCAACTTGAGCGTCCAAGAAAGACTCATAAGCATTAGCCTTAGTGATAGCAGCGGTCTTGACTTGAGTAGCGTCTGCTCCAGCCACAATCTTCGCAAAGCGATAGATGTCGATTTCTGGAATAACTACCTCTGTCAACTGACGAGCTAAAGCTTTACCTGCTTCCATAACGCCCATGGTGTCTTGTTCACTCTTGCGGTCGATTACGAAAGTGAATGAGCGGTCTTTTGTTAACTTGAGGGTTTGAACTGTGTTTTCCAAGTCAGCTGCTGCACCGTAGCGGTTTAAGCCGGTTGTCTTGTAGTCGTTCATCCCTGATGTTGGAACGGAATAAACTTTGACGGTATCAACGCCTTCAAAGTCGTAGTTTTGGTTGACTGCCCCATTAGATAAGGCCTCTTTAGCAAAGCGCTCATCTACCTTAGGACTGAATTTTTCTGCATAGTTTACTGGCATATTGTTTTACCTCTTTCTAATTTAGATTTGATTTGATGGTGGCTTATACGCTGTCGAATCCGGCTAAGAATAGCGCTTCATCGCCAGACGGAGGCGTTACTTGTGGTGTTGGTTGTCCACCAGCTGGTCTCGCTCCGTTAAATGTTGGGTCTTTCTTGTCGCTATCCACGAACAAGAATGATTTAGACTCGGAAAGGCTTTGGAGTTGCTCGTCTAAGCCTCCTAATTGGCCTTGCTCGTCTAAGGTTAGCTTGGTACGGTCTAGCAAGCCACGGACAATGTTGGTGTCATGCACCTTGCCGGATAAGGCTAGATCCACTGCATGATTCAAATTAGTGTCCTTGATTTGCTGTTCGTAGTCAGCTTTCTCTTGTTTGTACTTGGACTCTAGTTCCTCGTACTTCTTAGTTAATTCGGCATTGTCTTCTGAGCCTTTTTTGAGTTCTTTAATGTCCTTGTCGCGGGCCGCCAACTGGGTCTCCAATGCTTTCTTGCTCTCCTCTGCAGCGGACAGTTTAGCATTTACCTCGGTTAGTGATTTGCCATGCTCGGCCATTACCTTCTCAATCTGCTCTTCGGTCAAGCCTAGAGCGCGTAATTCTTCACGCTTCATAAAACATCTTCCCTTCGTTTTTATTCGGTGTTACGGCACCGGAGAAATAAAAAATAAGCAGTTTATGCCGTCATGCTCAGGACGGTTGACCGTAACGCTGGTCTGCGAGATATTGGATCACCTCCATTTTTGGGCAAAGAAAAAGCACCTCTAAAAGGTGCTAGTAGTTAATTTATTAGATGTTAAAACCTCTGCTTCGAACCCTGATAAGCTGTCGTCAATCTTTTTATCTAACAGTACCGATTGTCTGTCTCCAAAGCCGAAGTTTCTAATTTTATAAACAAAGTCTCCAATTTTTAAGAAATCACCAGGAGTCGCCATAAGGGGTGCTTCTGATAGAACCACAACAGACCCAATCGGAGATTGGTAGATGCCTTCAATTTTCATTATGTTCCCAACTCCTTTAATACTGATTCCCAATACTTTAGATTTCGCTTAGTTTCTAAAATCTCTTCTTTGGGTATATTATACTCCTTTTCTACCGAAAGTAAATAGTTCTGGGCCTCGATTTCAGCTTTCACGACACCGATAGGAGTATTTATATCATGGGTCTTGTAAAATTGTTGGTCGGCATGAAATAGTTCTTCCAGTATCTCGGAAATCGTGGGGTTTGGTTGGAGTACAATCATGTTAGGATCTAATGTAATGGCTGCTGCGCCTCTTTTCCTTAGATACTCTTCAGCAATAGAATCTTGCCAAACTGTCCCTCCGCGATTTCTGAATTTTTCGGTTAACTTCCTTTGACGTTCTTTATTGACTGCTTTTCTTGCACCTTCTCTTTTCTTTCTAGACATCGGACCTAATTTATTGATGTCATACGAATGCCGTCTAGTCATAGTAGCTTTTCGTACATCACTCACCTGCTCCACAGTCTGTAGACCATACTTCTCACTCAACTCTCTCGCCTGATCCACATAAATTTGCAAGACCTCGTCAAGTGTTGGCTTACGACCAGAGGTTGATTGGTCGTCCTGGTCTATATCGCTGCTAGAATCATCAGGCGAACCATAGCCGTGAGATTCCAAGAATTCTGACTCTTCATCAGGTGTTGTCGGTATAATTTTGCTCCGACAGTGCACATGGAAAGGCGGTGCGGTAGTACCTGGTGCAAAATCATCCATGAGATAGACTTTGTTGTTTTGGTGTCGGCAAACAGCTGACGTCTTGGAGTCCAGGATAGCCTCAATCTTATACGTCTTGGCTCCCAGCGCCTTATACATGTCATAGTTTGCCATGGTGTTATAGGCGGTCATTTCGGTTCGTACCAGGCGCTCAACATTATGTCTTGCTACACCTGTCCGTTTACGAAGTTCCAGTACCGTCTTGTCGAGACTCCAACCACCAGTGAATGCTTTGTCCAATGTTTCTCGGATTGAATTAAAGTGATCTTGGCCTTGAGTCCATACCCGACTAGAGAACTCTTTGCCGGACCATTTCGCCGACATTCGGCGAAGAATCAAGTCATCGTTAAGTTTGATAGCAGGCTTGATAGACAATATACCAGCTTCCGCCATATCCTTCCCTACCTGGGCAGCAGTCTTGATATAGCCACTAGCAAGTCCTTGGCCGACCGTTGCTGAGATTGCACCGGAGCTAGAATAAACTTCCCTCGTCTTGCGCTGTATCTCGTGAATCATAGCTTGCTTGCGAGATATGCGATGACGGTAAGACAAGGCATCTAACAAGGCTGGGTCAGTCTTTGGATCTAAGGCCATTTCTCGGAACCGCGCCAGGTTAACGTTTTGAAATTCTTTAAGTTCGTCATCTGTCAGATACTTCATCGCATCTGCTTGAGTCATCCGGTTATCTTGAGCATACCGTGAGTAGAAAGTGTGAATCTCTTTGACCAGGTCATCTTCAAGGATGGCCAGCTGGTCATTGATTCGCTTAATCGTTTCGTCTTCGGTTGCTCGCATAAGAGAGTCTTGGAGTGACGCTCGTTTCAGCCAGTAGTTGTGGCTAGCCATCGATTATCACTCCTTTTCTTTTGACTTCGTATCCTCTTCCGGCGGGTGGTCGTGCCCATGGCTATTGAAATTATAATCGTCCTGCTTCTCAGCATTTTGCTTATTCTCTTCTTCCAGTCGTACCTCAACTTCAGGCGTGTACCATGGATGCTGCTCACGAATCGTGCGAGCGTCTAAAATGCCAACAGAGTTCTGTGCGTCTTGAATAGCCTCTGATTCGTTTGTGATCGTATCTCGGTTAAAGATATACCGGAACTTTTCGAGGTCGATGTCTTGGCCGGTTGTGTTCTTGATATAGTTCCCTACGAACCACATTAAGAGCCGGATAGACGCTTGTAGCTCATTCTCAAAGTCGTTGGCATCCAAATCGAGGTCGATATATCGCCATTTGAGCGCTTGACCGCTAGCGTTTCCTAGGTTCTCGTCCTGAGTATCGATAGCCCGGCCAGCCTCGTATAACATCTTGCGACCGCGAGAAAGTTCAGACTCGACTGCCGTTGTGTTGATATCGGCCTGAAGCTTATCGACACCGCCTTCGCCGCGGACCTTAATCATCTTGTATTTGTTGAGATTTCTCAGGAACTCTTCTAAGTTCTCGCCACCGTATTCCTTCAATACATAAATGAATTTAGGGATATCAGCCAATAAGTCCGCATTGACAGACGACTGAAGCTCCAGGTTGTCGATAATAGACTTGACTTGTTCAAGCAACGACTGCTCTTGCTCGTTGTACTTAAACACTACAAGCGGAACTCGTTCCCAGTTGTACTCACTAATCTTGCCAGTCTCATCAGTGTATCTGAAATGAGGCTGAACGCCATTGTATGCCGGATTAGCGACAAGGTGATTGGTATTCTTGTCCAGCTTGTAATAGACGATACCATTAGCATCCCAATACTCAACGTGCATCTCAGTCTGTTTGCCGGACAGAGTGTATACGACCTGTGGGTAAACGCGTAGGAATGCGTCCACGATTGACCGACGCTCATCAGAATAGAATGGGATGATTTGTTGTGAAGGTACCTTGTAGAGTCTTAGAACGCCGCTCTCGTCGTAGTAAGGAATGCCATAAGCAATCCCTTTAATAACAGCCTCTCGCCCAACAGACTTCAGTTCCTTGACCATCTGTTCATCGAACACCTTGTCCAATGCTTCTTTGATTCTTTGGTCGTGTTCATCATCGCCACCGTACATAACAGTAGGCTCCTTGGATAGCAAATATCCGATTTTCTGGTCTACAATTTTCCGGAACAATCCCATCTTAATCTTCGCGTTACTCTTCCAGGTTACGTCCTGCTGTTTGTTTACGATGTCGGTCTCATTGTTGTAGTATCTCTCAGCAGTGGCCATAACGGAGAATCGTTTTCCTTGTAGGTGCTCTTTTATCTCGAGCTCAAGGATTTCTTTTTCTCCAAGAGATAGCGCAACGAGGGCCCGTTCTTTGAGCCAGTCAAACCATTTCGCCATTGTTTCACTCCTTTACTTAATCCCACGATGAAGAGATGCCAGGTTGGCGCATGTCGTTTTCGAATGCGTATCTCGTGCCATCAATCGTGTGGTCGTTTATTTCTTCTAGTTTAGTTTTAGGATTACCGTCTCGGTCGACCGCGTAATCAGCAGATTCAAACTCCCTTGCGATGTTTGGTGTGCGTTTTGGGTCGATAATAATTTCGTATAGATCATCGAGCCAGCGTTCGCCGTACTCACGGCTATCTGGCCCCTTTTTAGCACCTCTGACGCGCGATATGCCGTGTTCATAGATTAACTCATCTATCGACTTAGGCTCGGCGCTATCAGCAGTTATTTCAACCTGGTTGTAGCCTTTGCGCTTTATCCACTCGGCTAGAGCTCGGTTGCTAATCTTAACGCCGTAATGTTCGTCCATGGCGTATATGCGGCGCTTCTTCTTGTCGTAGTGCCAGCGTACAAAGGCTAGTGGGTCATTGGCGTAACCAAAGTCGACGCCTTGCCGAATGTTGTCAAAGGAATTTAACAGTTCATCCGAGATAGTGCGGAATACCAAGTTCTCGAACGGCGATACACCTGAACCAACTGCAAGACCCATGTACTCCCAATCATACGCCCTCTGTGACCGCGCTCTAGTGGCCTCTGCTTCCTCGATAAAGGCCTGGCTTATCCAAGGGTTATCCAGGTAGGTTGAGTGGTGTACGAACGTATTAGCCGGCAATAGCGCGGTGTTGTACTTCTTATTAACCCAGGACTGCTTGCGCTTCGGAGGGTTGTACGTATAGAAAAACTTATAAAAAAGACCTTCGGGCAATTCGCCACGAAGGATAGAGTTAGTCACAATTTTAATTTCATCCTCAGCCTTAAACTCGGCCAATTCTTCCACCCAAGCAATAGCATAAGGGAAGCGGCTGGACTTCAAGGATTTGAGGCGGTTCGGGTCTTGCAGGCCTCGAAAGATAATCTGATTCCCACGAGGCACATAAGTTATTTTGAGCGGAGACTTGTTAATTTTGAAAAGGTGTCTCACGCCCTGTTCTTCAATAGCCCACATGATTTGCTCGAATACCGATTCTTGCAGGTCTCGGTCCACCTTCCGGATACAGACGGCGTTCACCGCGTATCGCATTATCATTTGGACGATGATATGCGCAATGTCAGACGACTTACCGGAGCCCCGGCCACCCTTACACACAACGTGTAGCTTAGACGGGTCAAAGGCCGCTCGCCAAACTGAATGAAAGGCCTTTGGAATAAAGTCGCTCAATCGCTTCTTATTCGCCATCATCATCACCGATTCCAATGTCGTCGATGAATTGAACCATGCCAGTAACGTCAATCTCTTTCCTGTCCAGGTAAGCTCCGTTGACCTTAAGAATATGATCCAGCGACCGCTGCCGCTCTTCGATTGTCGGCGTGAATTGATATTCCGTTTCTGTGACGGTCTCTTCTTCGACCTGATCACCAACATACACCTTCACATTCTTCTTAGTCTGCCCTTGCTGAATTTCACCTCGTGCAATACTAGCAGAGATTGCCAAGGCCTCGGCGACACTCATTGCTCGTTCTTCGAAGACTTCTTGAGCTCGCTTGCTGATGTATTCAGAAACCTTAACATTTCTCAACAATCTGCTTCCGATGCTCTCAGCAGTCTTCTTCGAATAACCAGCCTCTATAGCCGATTTAGTAGCATTACCACTGATGATGTACTCATCGGCGAATTTCTTTTGCCTAAGCGATAATTCCGTCATTTTCCATCACCTCCGAAATTTATAAAACAAAAAGCCCAGCTGATAGGGGTCAGCTAGGCTTTCTGCGTCAGGAATTCTCCTTGAAGAAAAAGGAAGACAAATTAGAATCAAGTAGGCTAACTTCCAATTTATCACACTATCATTCTATCACCTTTAGGATGACAGGTTCAAGACACCTTTTTGACACCTCTCATTCAAAATCATCGAATGAAGTGATGCCCCATAGCAGCGTTGATAGTTCATCGAAAGCTTTATTGAGGTAGCGATAAACTGTCCGCTCGTCCACACCGTAATATTCAGCCATATCGACCGCAGTGTGCTTATCTGGCCCGACATACATCTGAAAGACGGTCTTCCATCGTCTTAGCATCATTTCGGTATCTCGTTCAGCCAGTTCATGATAGGCCCGGAAGATGCTATCGAAGTAGTCCAGCATTTTAGCTGTCCGGGCCTTGTACTTCATCAGAGTGTTCAGTGTCAGCTCCTGTGGATCATAGACGGAATCTTCATAAACTTCTAAATCTTCCACGATTGTATCGCAGTGCACTCGCAGCATGCGATAGTTTTTGACTAAGAGTGTTGTATTCCGTAAGCGGTAATCTTTCAACTCTTTGGCTTTTCGTTTCTGGTCCTTATCGAGTTCAGACTTCACTGCTTGAGAGATGACGGTAAGCTGTTCTTTAGTCAGATGCTCCATCAATCATCCTCCTCGCTATAAATCAACCCAGCACAGAGGTCGAATTGGCGAGCTTCGTAAACCAGCTCGTTATAACGCTTAGGATTATCATAGGCGTGCTTCATCGCTTGTCTACGGTACTGTTGAGCCTTTCTCTTAAGGAAGTCTCGATGCTCTTTACGGACTTTAGTTTCTAACTTATCTGCCATTTGCTTCACGCTCCTCGTACTCACGCAAGCGGCGCATCACTTCATCGCCTTTGTCGTAGTCTTGCAGTCCGTTCTTGTCAGGGTATCTGTGATAATAGCGAGCAGCAATCATCCGCATACCTGTCCTGAATTCATTAAACGGATACTGATGGTAGAAAATCTCGAAGAGGTCCATGTCCCCTTGGTTGTAATGTCCTGGCTGAATTACGTCGGATTCTGTCTTTGCTTCCTCATCCACCTTAACAGCCTTAGGTATCTTCACTCGAATGACATCAACTGCCAAGCCGATGGATTCCAACGATTCAGAGAACGCGATGCACTTATTGCCGGTATTCCCAACAATGAAGACGGGTTCTTTTGTTACGTCTACGACGATTCTAGGAGCCCATTCAGTAGGAAGATTACGGTTGTTCCAAATCCATCCCCTCTCTTCAAGACGTTGCATCAAATATGTATACTGTTCAAAGTTTTCGCAATACCAAATTTTATATTCAGCCATTTTTATCTCTCCTTCAATTCTTCTAACAGATCTGGCCGGAATCCGAACCAGTGCTTGTCGCCTTCGTCCACTACCACCACAGGTAGATTTTGATAACCTAGGCGCTTGATATAATCCAAGCTTAACTCGTCTTTCGTGACGTCATAGGAAGTATACGGAATGCCGTTTTCATGTAACCAGCGCTTAGTAAACTCGCACTGCATGCAGTTTGGTTTGGAATATACGGTAATATTACTCATCTTTAACGTACACCCCATTCACGACTTTACCGGTCCGGTCTTTGATTTCGTTATAGGCCGACTCTAGGCATTGCTCAAAGTCTAAGCCGCGCTGGAGGCAGTAGCCAATCAAAACCACTGTAATGTCTCCCACTGCGTCTGTCTCTTCAGCAAAATCGTTAGCAGCATGAGCATCTTCTAACTCTTGGACCTCTTCCTTCAGCTTTTTGATTTGACCTAAGCCATCTCCTTCGGCCAGGTCTCGGTCAAAGAACCATTGATTTACTTTTTCAATTAAATCATTCATTGTCATTTTCTCCTTTTTCGTTGAATCGCACATCCGATACCAGCAATCCTAGCGATATGAATGCTGTGATAGCAGCTAAGATAATTATCATGTCCATGTCCCCATCTCCAATGATTCGATTTTTACATAGATCCCGACCACCTCACTGTGGAACTTCTCGATGATATCGCTAGCTACCTGAGCATCGTCATGCCAATAACCAAGTTTCGTCATGCAATCCTTAAAGAGTTTGATGAGGTTGTCTGTGTCAGGCTTAGTAACTTTATACTCGCCATTCCGTTTACCTTTCGTTAGAGGGAATAGCCACTTAGTCGTGAGCCGGATAGGCCCCTCTAATTTTGCATCAGGCCTGTAGTTCGATAGGTTGGCCATGAATAACTCTCTTGCCTGCTTGAGCTTTTCATCCTCGTAGAAGAAAGGCTTGCCGTTTTTGACTGCTGCTTTCTTTTGCTGATGAGTGACAGTCGGAATCTTTTTAAGTGGGATAAAGAACTCTAGCATTCGATACCACTCCATAATCCGGTCTCTGGGTCGTATTCGACATAACCAGCACTCTTCAATTGATCTAATACCCAAGCTTGCAGTTGCGGTTGTTCGCTTATCCACTTCACCACTTCAGATTTCCTAAGGTCGAATTGCTCGCCGGGGAGCGTATGATAAAGTGGCGGCATTTTTTTCGCGACTTCTAAACTCTTTGAACGTTTCTTTTTCTTTCGCATAATTTTCACCTCAAAAAATTTTTTCTCTTTTTCTCGCGCTTTGGCAAGGACAGACACGGACAGGGTTACAGGGGGCGGAGCCTTAGCCCCCTGTTCCTGTTCCTGTTCTTGCCTTGGACCTAGCCAGGGACACCACCTATTTACGGCTTTTAAGCCTATAGTGTGTCTGTCCCGGGGACAAAATCGAAAATGTCTCGAGTTTGTCCAAAGGTCATTTTCGCGTTCCGGACACGGACAAAATCGAAAATGTCCATCGAGGACGTCCTCGAAAAATGTCCTCAATTTTGTCTTGTCCATGCCTGTTTTTTCTAGTCTACTTTGATAACTGAATTTCCTTCAATTTTATAACTGCCGGCTTCCTTCACACGACGTCTAACTGTCTTATCTGAGATACCTAGGTACTCTGCCAGGCCGTCAATCGTAACCGGCTCGATGCCATCATTGAGTGCGCTATACGCCGTATCGAACGAATGCTTGCGCTCTTCCTTCTTCTCATCAGGAGATTTTCTCTTGTCGAAATTCTTCTTCCAAGTCGGTTGAGCATCCTCCGGCTCGACATCATTTAGGACGCCTGTATCATCGACTGTGTGCACTGGATAGCCGAACCAGATATTGACCGGCTCGAACTTCGCGAACTCTCGGAGCGTACCTTCAACTCTCCAAGCAGTCCGTTGTTTCTGCTCACGTTCAGCTGCCTTAATCCGCTGATTCACTTCGTAATATTGAGAAGTGGTGATTGCCTTGAGCGCGTGTTCTTTCATTTGATAAGCGGACTCTAGGTCATCCAGGCCGACATACTTCTCGTAGTATCGCTTATTGAGTTCTAAGATGCGCTCTTTGTAGATTTGGCATTTGGCCTTATCTAACTGTTGAGTAGCTAGACTTTCGTTGATTTCAAGTTCTACCAGGTCAATTAAAGCGTCTGGGTCGCGGGCGAATACCCCGGAACCACTTGCACGGTCCATGGATTTCTTTCCACCCTGCGAACCTTTAGAGTGGTGGTGGCAGTAGATAACAGATGCGCCTAACTCTGTGGCCACCTTATCGAACTGGTTGGTAAAGTGTGCCATCTGATCAGCACTGTTCTCGTCACCGGTTAGGACCTTGTAAATCGGGTCAATGATGACCGCTGTGTAATGCTTTTTAGCTGCTCGACGGATAAGCTTAGGTGCCAGTTTATCCATCGGCACGGTCTTACCACGCAGGTTCCAAATATCGATGTTACCTAAGTTATGTGGTGCAACTCCTAGGCCTTGATAAACGTCTTTGAACCGGTGTAAGCAAGATGCTCGGTCTAGCTCTAGGTTGACATAGAGGACCCGTCCTTTTTCACACTGCCATCCAAGCCATTTGCTACCTTCTGCGATAGCGATGGATAACTCGATGAGCGCGAATGACTTACCAGCTTTAGACGGCCCCGCCATTAGCATCTTGTGGCCTTGACGTAATACGCCATGGATTAACTCAGGGGCAAGATCTGGCATGTTATTCCAGAAATCTTCTAGCCCCTCTGGGTCCGGCAAATCATCGTTTAAGTCTTCAATATGCTTGTACCATTCATCCCAGCTAGCTTTACCGATGTTGGTATCAATGAGGAATTGCTTGTGGCCATTCCGGATGACCCCTGGCATGCGGCTGAGTCGGCTAGGGTTCTTGTTTTGAGAATCGACCGCTAGGCCGTTCTTCTTACAGACGCTGTATAGGTAGTCAACACGAGTCCGATATTCGTTGTAGTCTTTTGCCTCAACTCTGACGATTGCGTGTACGGACTTACCACCGCTATAGACCAAGCAGGCAACAGGAAGCTCTAACTCTCGGATAATGGCGTTTTGTTTCGCCAGGTCCGTGCTGTCTGATTCGACCAAGGCATACCGATAATCGGTCACGTTGTCATTTTTGACGCCTTTACCATCCAATGGGTTGAATCGAATCCAAGCACCGGCTTCTTCTTTCGGGTCCCCAAATACTCTTCCTAAGTCCCCCTCGCATCGATTTAGGAGTTGGATTAACTCACCTGCTGTTCTGTCGTATGAGCCAGAGGTCGGTAGATGCTTGCCATCTTTCTCCCATGTCTCGGTCACATACCCGACGTTTTCGGTGCTATCGAATAAGATTTCGAGGTATTTAGTGATTTCTGCCACTGGGTTCCAGTGATCAGGTTCTTTAATTTCTTTGGCTTCTACCCAGTCTTTATCGATGATTTTATAGTCGTTGTCATACTTGATTGTGCTATCCCAGTCGAGTTCTCCTCGGCCATCGTCGTAAGACCTTGGCGGTTCATAGCCGCCATCGACTGCCATTTGGTAAATGGTCCCACCGGTAACTGGGGTGCTGCTTCCTTCGAAGGAGTCCCATTTTCTAAAACATTCACCTGCGTGATAGCGCGCATGGTCTCCTTTGGACCACGAGTCCCAGTCCATGGCTGTGTAGCCTTCGTGTTTGAGGGCCATTCCGACGTTGACCCATTCCTGGTAGGAGCACAATGCAGGGTCGACATATTCGAGTAGCTCAGTTAATTTAATTTCTGACAAGGTATCACCTTCTTTCTCTGTGTGATATAATGTGATTAAAAATACACGTATAAGGATGTGTCTTGTATGGATTCAAATCTCCCACAACTTCCAATCTCTTCAGAGACAGGCGATGCGTTAGCCAAACCTATTGCTGAATCAGTCGGAAACGCAGGAAAAGATATTCTTGAAGCTGTCTTTCACGTTGCTTTAGATGGAATAAGACGCTTTAATATGCAAAGACAATTTAATCTCGATAAATTTCAAAAGGAACTTGAGGAAGGAACCTCTAGTATTCCTCTTGAAAATAGAGATGATTCTAAACTAGGCCTAGTATTAAAAGCAGTTGAAGATTCTAAGTATCAGCTAGACGAAGATGATATCAGAGAACTCTTTACCAAGCTTATTACCTCAACACTAGATAATAGGAAAAACGATAAGGTGCTACCTATCTTTAGTACAATCATTTCTAATATGACACCAAGTGAAGCTAATTTACTAAAATCTCTATATTTAAACACACTATCCGTAACTCCTTATGTAGAGTTAAAGATATCTACTAAAAATACGGGGATAGTAAGATACCCTAGGATCGCTATGCTATTATTAGACTCTTCTAATACATACGGTGCGGAGTTAGACCTATCGCTGCTCGAATCAGCAAACTTAATCAAACATGACACCGATTCGTCTTTAAACGCTCCGAGATTTATTCAACGATACGAGACCGGAGAAAAACTATTATCTCAAATCATAGAGCAGAACCAAGACCATCCAGTGTTAGCTCTCCAAGAAAATGAAATTGTTAACTTCGACCGTTCACTTTATAGATTAACTCCTATTGGAAAATCTTTCTGTGAGGTAATCTTTGAGTAGCCGTATTTTCTCATCTATCCTATCTTCCATCTTACCCAGTTCTATCGCTAGATAGTATGAGTAAAAATATAGGATTACCAGGTTGATGATTACTGATACTAATAACATAATTCTCACCCCTCATAACTAGCGACATCGACACCACGAGGGACGCGCCAGTTATTAGCTGCAATCCGGTCGATAAGTCGCTTAGCATTATCAAATTTCCAGATGCCTACGTTGCGGAATCCGTACCGCTCTAGGCATCTTATTTGTTTTGGTGTCGCTAGGCCTTCGCTTCGTCTCTTGTCGAGGCGATCAAGGATTAGCTTGGCTTTACCAGCATTCTCTACCTCATCTGGGAAGATACCGGATTTCTCTAATGCCTTCAGTTGTTTTTCAGACGGCGGACCAGCTTCCCAGCCAAAGGCAGGGACATAGTTGGCTAAGTCTTCTGCTTGGATACTCATTTCGAACTGCAAAGGGTCTACCAACGACCGCTTGCGTTTACGCATCTCAGATAATTTCTTAGCCAATGCTTCTTCACGTTCTGCGACGGCATCCTTAACTGCCACCTCTTCTAAGTCCATGATGTCTAGTGCTACGTTAGCTGCTTCCTCTGAGCGTTTAGTCATTGCTTTAGCAACTGCTTCGTCGGTTGCAATAATACTTGCTGGCCGGCATAAATCGTGACGTTCTGTGTGCCACAGGAAGTCCAGTAACAGTAACTCTTCTTTACCTGGGAATAATCGAGTGCCTCGTCCCACCATTTGACTGTAGAGGGCTCTAACCTTTGTAGGCCGTAAGACCACCACACAGTCGACTGATGGGCAATCCCAGCCTTCAGTTAGCAGCATCGAATTGCAAAGCACATTGTATTTGCCATCTTCGAAGTCTTTTAGGACCTCTGCCCGGTCTTTGGACTCACCATTCACCTCTGCAGCCTTAAAGCCACGTTCGTTGAGAATATCGCGGAATTTTTGGCTTGTCTTAACGAGAGGTAGGAATACCACCGTCTTACGGTCCTGGCATTGCTTAGCCATCTCATCGGCGATTTGGCAAAGGTATGGATCTAGCGCAGAACTTAGGTCGCTTGATTTGAAGTCACCAGCCTGAGTACCGACACCTGAAAGGTCCAAGGTCAAAGGAATTGTGAGTGCCTTAATCTTAGATAAGTACCCTTCTTTAATCGCTTTAGGCAAGGTGTATTCGTAAGCTAATGATTCAAAATAGGTCCCCAGGTTACGCATATCCCCACGGTCCGGTGTTGCTGTCACTCCTAACACATTCGCTTGGTCGAAATGTCCGAGCACTCGTTGATAGCCGTCAGAAATGCAGTGATGCGCTTCGTCAACCACAATCGTGTCGAAGTGGTCCTTGGCGAATTTTCTAAGTCTTTTGTCACGCTGAAGCGTTTGGACGGAGCCAACTACTACGCGGAACCAACTGCCAATGCTTGTTTCTTCTGCTTTTTCTGTGGCCGTATTGAGGCCTGTTGACTGTTTGAGCTTGTCGCTTGCCTGTTCTAGCAACTCTGACCTATGAGCTAGGACGAGCACTCGCTCGCCCTTTCTCACTCTGTCTTCGATTACTTTAGAGAAGACGATAGTCTTCCCGCACCCTGTCGGTAATACCAGCAGGGTTTTCTTATTGCCGTTCTCCCATTCTTTTTGAATGGACTCACGGGCTTCTTGTTGATAAGGTCGTAATTCCATTCGAGTCACCTATTAGAAGCTACCTTGTTGCCATTGTTGAGGCTGAGGTGTAGGTAATGGTTGTTGCTGATATTGCTGCACAGGTGGGTGTTGTTGGAATTGAGGCTGTGCTTGCATCATAGGTTGTGCTGTCATCCCTGGTCGTTGGTTTAACTGTTTAGTTGGGTCGACATCGTCTTGGTAGATCATGTAGCCGACTTCGTTAAACTCGTTGCCATTGCGAGATAGGCCTTTCTTGATGGAACAAACGCCGATAGCACCAGGTACTAGGTTCCAGTTCATTTGAAGAGGTTCCTTGTGTTTCTTCTGACCGATTGCACCGAAGAAGGCTGAAAGCATCCCCTCTGTACGCGAGTGCAAGAACAAGTTATGGGTTAACTTTTTGGTTTGGCCATCATTTGTTACGATTTCCAAGGTTAGGACCGCCTTGTTGCAGGCAGGTAATTTACCTGGGTTTTGAGGGTTAGGGGTGTGGCGTCCGCGTTCAAACTTTTCAACTTTGAACCAATACTCTCCTGGCTCTAAGATGACGAATTCGCTGTCCTGGGTAATTTGGTCGTTCCAATCTAATTCACGTTCGAAGTTGTTGTATTGTTCTGTCATTTTTATTTCCTCCTGTTATTAAGCTAAGATAGTGATATTTCCGTGGTCTTTTAATTGTTTTTTGAGATAGTTAGCAATGTTTTGAATAGCTTCTAAGCGCCATGCTCCACCATCTGCCTCGAACAAACCTAACTCGCCTTGCTTATTCATCCGGAAAACGAATAGGCTAGCTGGTTGTTCTACTTCCAAGAAAGTCCGTCGAGGCTTCAAGTTAACTGGATTAGGAACTACGGCTTTTGTTAAGCTAGCAGCACCATTCTTAATTGTCGTGATTTGAGACACGCCATTGTCGGTCGTTTCGCTTCCTGATTCAACTTTTACTTTAGAGGTGAATTCAAGGAGTAGGTTCCGGTCGTTCGCATCTTCATATTTAGACTGCAGTTCAATGTTGAATGTCTCTTGATCCATGTAATAGTCAAGTGTAAGATTTGGAATCAAGCCAATAGCAGATACTTCAACCAGGTGAGCCCGTTTTTTATACACGGCTTCATCCTCTGCATAAACATTAACCAGGCGAGGCCCCGCGACTTGAACAATTAGGTTTTGCTCATTCAGTCCATTGAGCCCTGATTTGATATAGTCTACAAATCCGGTCAATGTGCTGAGCTCCAGCGTTTTAGGTAAGTAAACAGGCGACTCCAATGGCTTCATGTTATAGCGATTCGCGTCGTACCACTCATCTCCTGCGTCATCTATCAAAATAGGTTCAGCATCTCTTGATAAGTCAACTGCGTATTCTAAAGCTTCTTTAATATTTTCTGACATGATTTTTACTTCCTTTCTTAGTTAGAGGCACGTTTTTTATTAAAGTCTACGATTGTTGAATTTTCCGCCTTATCCTCGATTAACTCGCCTGTGTCGGTCCGAAGATAGCCGTCATTATCGAAGAAAGTTTGGCCCTTCGCTCCACTTTGAAGTTCATTAGCGTATATTTCACCTGTTTTCCAATCTTTTTCAGCCATAATCATCGTAGATACATTGTTCTGAGCTGCAAGGCTAGGTTTGATATTCGCTTCTGTTGTGATGAGCGAGCGGTCTTCGTTAGGCGAAAAGGTTAAGGTGATGACAAGCTTCCGTTTTTCTTTAGGGCTAGTATTTGGGTCCATGATGTTATCTAAGACTTTTTCTAATTCGGAGTTTATCTTCTCATGAATACCTCCATTTGCTAACTGTGATAGATTTAAGTTGATTTGGCTCATTGCACTTCCTCCTAAAATGGTAATTCTCTATCTTTTTTGATGTGTTCAAATACTTGGCCCCATGCTGCTACTAAGACACCGTCGATAAAGCCAGGGTCATAATTAGCTATTGGTGTCCCCAGTGGGTAGAAGCCTTTTTCAGCCACCGCACGTTCAATCTCTTGAGAGGTTACTGCATTAGCTCTCATTAGATCTCGGAGAGCATCTGGGATACCATCGCCAAAGAGTGCTGTTTGCTCTGCTTCATGTGCCTCTGCTACTGCCTGGGCTAATACAGGTTCCGCAGTAGGAGCTTGCATAGGTACTGGTTGTGGTTGAGCGACAGGCGGTGTTTGTTGTACTACTTGCACAGGTTGCGATGGCTTAGGAGCCGGTTGTAAAGGCGTTGGATTTGGCTGTGGTACTTGCGCCTGACGTTCGAAGATGTGGGCGATTGAACCATATGCCAATGGAACTTCGAATGGCAATCCGTGGCGGTTCTTAGCATCCCACGCTGGATGATGCTCAGTGTACATGACCCTGGTTCCACCTTGGGCCTTATGCTTCTTGCCTTTGTCGTCGGTGGCCACAACATGGGTCTTGTAGTTGCAAAACAGAAGTAAGTCGCACCATTCTTTCACTAGTGGCGCTGTTTGAGATGTGGTCTTCTTACCTAGTTTCAATTCCCAGCGATCATAGGCTCCCATTTCATCTGGCTGCTCAAATTTTTTGATTTGGGCATGCGCTGTTAAAACCACGTTCACACCGATGTCTACTAACTCCTGAAGCCGATTCAGCAATCGGCCAAATTCCTCTGATACATAGGTATAGCCATTGCCGTAACCAAAGTCTTCAATCCCTTTTTTGTTATGGCTAGCGCAGATGTGCTCGATGCAGAGACGCTCTGCCCAGTCGATAGTGTCGATAACCAAGGACTTACAAACTGTCGGATTGCTTTTGACAAAAGCAATCTGATTCATTAACATTGTCCAGCTTGTGGGCTTATCCAGACGTGCCACATCCATGTTGCCTGTGGACCCTTCCGTATCGATGAAGAGAGGCTCCGGAAACTGACTTGCTAATTGTGATTTACCAACACCTTCAGGACCGTAGATAACTGTCTTCTGGGCTCTAGCTTGAACTCCTCTTGTAATATTCATTGTCATTCCCCTTTCTAAAATTTACCGGCTTCCCACTTCGGTGTAGGTGGGGCAGCAGGTACTGATTCCGAATTCTTAACATATCCATCTTCGATGATGATAGAGCATTCATCGCCAGTGGATACTCGTGTTGCGATGGCCTGGAGGCCCTCTTGTTCGAGCCATGCGCCAAACTCATTGAGCGTCTGCATATCCATCTGTTCGAGCTTGTCGATTAGGACGAACCCACACTCTGGTTTTAGCTTACGGACAATAGCGGTTGATACCATGAGTTGCTGAGAGCCTGACATGTTATCCCAACGCTGCCCGTTGTAAAGCAGCTCTCCATCTTCAACCGAAAGGCCTTCTAGCGGTAGGTCTGCATTTTGCAACAGATCCATCCGTTGCTTACGAAGTGATTCAATCTCTGTGGTCAAGCTACTGTATTGTGTGCGATACTCTGCGGCATCCTGTTCGGCTTTCTCTCTGTCCAGGTTAGCTCGGACTTTAATGTTGATAGCTTCAATATTTGCAATAGATTCTTCAAGTTCCTCGGTTGATTCATCTTGGAGTTGCTCGGATGTCTTCTGTGCCACATCGTAATCTCGCAAGACGCTTTGATATTGTTCTTTGAGGTTAGCTAAGGTATTTTCTTGTCGCTCAATTTCTGCCATCAATTGATTAGCTTGACGATGAAGCTGGTCGGTCATATCACGCTTACGTTGGTTCTCACCGTTCTTGGCCAGGATATCTTGTTGTTGCGTGATGAGGTCAGTAATAGAGACTAAGGTCTTCGGAGCCTCAGGATAGAACGGCTGCTCTTTCGCAAACTTTTCCTTTTGGTCGGCTATTTGACCAATGGACCGTCTCATGTTGTATTTTTCTTTTTCTTGGCACTCTAATTCGTACAGTTGTTGGCCAACCCCAATGATTTCGAGTAAGGTGTTAGCCTTCTCTTTATCGCTAGAGTTAATGAACTTAGGTAGGTTGATAGCTAGTTCTTCGACAAAGCTATCTAATAAATTCTGCCCTGCTTTGTTGCCAGTTGGGTCTGTCACCTTCAGGTCGCTGTTCTTACCTTTTCGCTCAACAATAAGTCCGTTCGATAGCTTAAGGTTAATCGTTGGCGGAACTACTGACCCCTCACGTTGCGCTTTGCTAGGACGATACTTATTGCCGCCAAGGGCCCAAGCGATTGAGTCTAAAATACTCGTTTTACCATTGTTGTTATTACCACCGATAATTGTTAATCCATTTGGACTAGGCTCAATGTGTACGGATTTAACGCGCTTTACATTTTCGGTAGTGAGTGATGCAATTTTTATTGTCATTAGACTTCCTCCCCAGCTAATCGGAACACACGACGCTCGACTTTGATTTCTTCGACTTCGCAAGACATTTGGCTAATAGCGAAATCGATGCAGGTCGTCACGATATCATTCAATGTACGGTCGGTCTCGTTTGCAATGAAGCACAATTTTTCGTAGGCTTCACGTTCAATGCGGACCCGCGGGTACTTGGCTGTAGTGTATTCTCCGACATAAATTCTCTCTTCTTTTTTTACACATTTCATGTTATAATCTCCTTATCTATGGTTACCCTTTATAGGGTTTTTTCTAATAGTCTCGCGAATTCCACAATGTCCTTAATGTGTGTTGATTCGCGGGACTTTTTGTATTCTTTTATCGATTGTTCCAACTGCTCTAGCGCTGTCTCATGTCGTTTATCTCGGATGCAGGTCATAATTAAACCTTCTTCCGTGTAACGGTAGTCGTATACGCTATAGCCGTTTGGCACTTGTTTAATTGCGTTTAGTTTGGCGAAACGTGGCAAATCATCATAATGCACTATTTTTTCATCCCTTCTTCATATAGTCCTGTTGCTATTCCACCAATGACCATTGCGATGATGATGACTCCGTTAGCCACTGGATCTCCTCCTGGTCGGCATCCGTTGCACCACCACGCCCAGATAGCGGTAAAGAAGCACATGATATACAAGAAGATACAGCTGTAAATGTGAATGTTCTTCATTGATAATTTCATTCCGGTGCTCCTCCCGCTACTGCATGGAATGCTAGCTTGTTTACTTTGCCTGGCAATACCAAGAAGTTCTTTTCTTTCAAGTCCTTGTTAATTTGGCGGACTAGCTTGTAAGCGTGGCTTTTGCTGCACCCTAACAGGTCAGCCACTTCTTGCACTGTGTAATTTTGGCTTTTGACTACTGTCGACACTTTTATTCCTCCTCTTTCTTCTGAAGTTTAAGATTCTTGCTAAATGTTTTAGGTTTCTTGCTGAGTTGCGATTCCTTTACCCCCTCCAGCCTACCTAGGTGGTAGAATGACGATGACTGCCCCCTCATTCGGGAATCTTGGTCAGTGGGAGGTGATAATATGAAGGCGTATATCAGAACTGAAGGTAAAACTTACGAAATCGAACAAATGAAGGAGATTAAGCCCTTTTATATGGGCGAACCTTCTGAACCATTCAAAGTTGAAGAGCTCGATGATTTCGTGTACTTTTCGGGGTACCATTATATTTTCGTTGGTGTAAAGACACTCTCGATTTATGGTGACCAGATTGAATCTGTTGTTTTTACCCGCGAGTGATTACTTTGATTTCAAGCACATCTGCGCTACGCAGGTGTGCTTCTTCGATTTGCATCACTTTTTCGATAGCATCTTTCACACCTTCAGCTTTGATTTCGTACGCAACTTTAGTTTCCTTTGCCATGATTGTTTCCTCCTAAATTTAGTTATCTTTCTTAGCTTTGATTTCGTCTAACTTAGCAGCGACATCTACTTTTAAGTCGATTGGCTTTGTGATTGTCATTTAGTTCGACAAGGTTCATATATTTTCTTCCTTTCTATTTCTGTTTTTCTGAAGTTGCACTTAAAAAAATTTGACTAATCTTGATGCCTAAACAATCAGCTAATGCTTGGATTGTTTTATAAGAAGCGTTACTTAACGCTGCTTCGGAACCTTCGTAGTTAATAATGCTACGTGCTGATACACCAGCCATTACCGCTAATTGTTCTTGGCTTAGACCGCGAAGTTTGCGCCACTGGGCCAATGAGTATTTCTCCATATTTTCACCTCCTTTTTAAGGCCTTTCTTAACCTTATGCCCATATTATATACTTCTGTTTTTCTGAAGTCAACACTAAATTTCAGTTTTTCTGATTTATTTTTCCGAAACATGTTTCATTTATACAGAAGAGGTGCTATAATATAGGAAAACTAGGAGTGATGAATATGTTTGCTAAGAATTTAAAATATCTTAGGGCAAAACGTGGCATTGAGCAAATTGAGCTTGCCCGGATGCTTGGCAGGAAAAGTGGGTCGAGCATCAGCTCGTGGGAAAGCGGAACCTATACACCTAAAATAGGTACTCTCGCAAAGATTGCTGATATATTCAATGTAGACCTAGACGATTTAATGAATATAGACTTGTCAGATGGTCCCAGACCATCTAACCTAATACCTGTAAATACAGCTGCGGTGTCTTTTATTCCAATCCTCGGCACCATCAAGTGTGGCCAGCCAATCCTGGCAGAGGAAAACATCACCGGCTACCGCGAAGAGCTATCTGATCGTTTACCCTCCGGAAATCTTTTCTACTTGAAGTCTCAAGGCGATTCCATGGTCCCTACTATTCCGGAAGGTAGCCTAGTCCTTATCCGTGAGCAGCCAACGGTAGAATATGGCGAAGTAGCGGCAGTCCTGGTCAATGGTGACACCGAGGCCACCCTTAAGCGAGTCAAAAAACAAGGTGACATCGTCATGCTGATTGCCGACAATCCGGACTATCCACCTTATATCATTACCGACGACAATCCCGCGCGGATCATTGGGAAGGCTGTTCAGGTGAGCGTGGATTTGTAGGCGGAAATTGATTGACAAACCTAAAAAATAGTACTATACTACGGTTAATCTTTGAAGGGCAGAGGTTCTGCCAACCGAAAGACCGTAGATGTTAGCATCTGCGGTCTTTCGTGCTTTATGTATTTTGACTAAAGTGCCAAAATCTGATAATATATATGTAGAGTCTTTAGGACTATTTATCAGATATTGCCTATAGGGCTAGGGCGGGTACTTTGTATCCGTCCGTTTTTGTATAAACAGAGGAAAATAAACTAATCCCTACGTGACGACGTTTTTATAAGCACCGGAATTTACTTGGAAAAGAAAAGTTGATGATTTTAAAACAGTTGGGATTCCAATCGGTTAGAATAATTAAAAAGAGTTCGGCAACACCATTGATTGACCTAAGTATATATGTTATAATTAAGGCACGAAGTCGGCGTGAACCGGCCATGAAAACCATCTCGAGAATTTTCGGTGCCTTGGATTATCCAGGGCACTTTTTGTATATACGGCCCCGCTCTCGCCATATTTGCCAAGGGTGGCAAAATAGGCAGTGACGCCATTTAAGCACAAAAAAGCCCCACCCCTGAACTTTGGCGAGCCAGGGTGGAGCTACCACAAAACACCCACAATGGGGCTATTTGCTATGCCCTTATTGTACCACAACGAAGGAGGTACTACAATGAGCGTAAGACAGGATAAGACCAGAAAGACCTGGATGGCCAAAGTAAGCTATATGGACGACCTTGGCATAAGACGCTATAAGACCAAGCGCGGCTTTAAGACCAAGCGAGAGGCCATGGCATTCGAACAAGAATATAAGAAGAAAGTATCTGGCGCTTCCGATATGACATTCGAGTCATTCGTCGAACTTTACCTAGAAGACTGCTCTCATCGATTGAAGCCAGTCACCATGCTGAACAAGCGTAAGATAATCTATCGGCTGATGGTCCCATTTTTCGGCCATCAATCCATGCTTGATATAGATGCTAAGACAGTCAGACGATGGCAAAACTGGCTCATGAATCAACCAACTAATCGAGGCGAAAAAATAGCCCAGACGACACTAAGGACCGTTAATGCCAACCTATCCGCTATCTTTAACTATGCACTTAAATTCCATGGCATAAAAAATAACCCTGTCAGAGTGGCAGGAACCATTGGTAAGAGCACCAGGAACGGTGAGGTAGCATTCTGGACCAAGGACCAATTCGACACCTTCCTGTCCACCGTAGAGGACAATATCTACTACCAGCTGGCATTCAGCCTGCTATTCTATTCAGGCATACGGATTGGAGAACTGCAGGCCTTAACTCTATCGGACTTCGACCAGGAAGCAAAGACTGTCAGCATATCTAAGACCTATGTTAAGATTGACGGAGTCGATATGATCACCGAGCCAAAGACGCCTAAATCTAATCGCATCATTACCTTGCCCCATTCAATATTCGAACTACTAAATGACTACACCTCTAAATTACCCTATTACAGGCCGTCAGAGCGATTATTCACCCTAGGGGTATATAGTTATGGCAAGACGCTTAGGACGGGAGCAGATAAGGCTGGGCTACCAAGAATTAGGGTCCACGACCTACGTCATAGTCACGCCTCTATGCTGATTGAATTAGGGGTCTCGCCTTTAGCCATTAGTGAGAGATTGGGCCACGAGCGAGTAGATACTACCCTCAATATTTATAGCCACCTATACCCTAGCCGCCATGGCGACATAGCAGATAAATTGGAAGGGGTCATTCAGGGGTCACAAGAAAATTAA